GCTTAAAAGGCTAGAAATGGTGTCCACCTAAATTAGGTGGACACCATCGCCTTTGGCGTCGGGGTCAGGAAGGTGAGTTGGCCGGACGCTTACTGGAAAGTCACCAATGGAACTGGCGCAGTGGAGGTATTGAGCGCAAGCGGCTCGGGGCGCCTTTCAGTGAAAACCCATGGACTGTCTGGAAAGTACTTGGTGATAGCGGCATCCGACCCCGCTGGTAGGATCGACAAGTTGACACTGCGGCTTTGATGCGTCCGATTGCTGGGAGCGTCCATGCAAACTGGAGAGCCGGCGCACCCAGCAACGGTGGTGGGAGCCCCCCAATACAGCGCCAAAGGAGCTATCTAGCAGCGCGCCATTCCTTTTAATCCGTTACTACAAGTGATTTTTCAACCGGTAATCCTACTAGCCGCTACTGCCTGGCTCGGCAGCACCCATTCCCACTCTGCCACAGATCGTTCCCTCCACTGGTGATGCTGGTGGTCGTTAGAGGGGCTGAGGTGTCACAACGGCAAAAGCCTGCTGCAGCTCAGACAGACGGGTACGAGCCGCTTCACCGTTCGCTGCCAGACGTTGTTGTCGTGTCCATCGCCCTTCGTGAATCACTGCGCTGTAGTCCCCGACCTCTGGAATTTGAAGGTGTCTCGGCATGACCGATTGCTTCATTACCAACAAGACAAAGCTGGTAAGAATCACGTCCTGAACCGTACGTTCGCCGAGCACAGCATTTAGTAGATGCTCACGCTGGATCATTGGCTGCGTGTCATCGTGAACGATTACAAATACAGGGAGATTGAGGTCATGGGAAAGCTCGGTTGCGGCTGCCCAGGAGTAAGTCAGACGATCCCGTAATACATGGAGCTTTGCAAACTCGGCAGGAAGGTCTTCAGGTTTATGCTCAAAGATTCGGAGCATATCGGCTTCGACTGCTTCATCGATGAATGTCTCTAGCGACCACTCCTCAAGTGACGCATCCATTTCTATCCGGTAAACCTCTCCAGAAGAGGTATACCAAACAAGCTCCCCTCCAGATGCCTCCACCCAAAGATAGGTACAAAGCTGGTAATCGCCATTAAAGTCCCACCGGATCCTTACATAGCCGAGCTCAGCCCCAGGTTTGATATCCACCTGTTGCGCGGTCACGGAACCACCGCTCTTGTTCCTGACCTCTCCGTACCCCCGTATAGCCCATTCGAGCGCTTGTCCAACGCGCGTGGATCGTTTGGCATTACTCTGGAAATCCATATTTTCTAGAAGCCGCTGAAGGCGCTCTTTTCGGTCAGTCGGCGCTGGCTGCAAGTGCCGAGATAGAATCTTGAGCAAGTCAGCCCGCATCAACTCAGGACTCTGGTACCGGTCGCTGACAGAATACGCGAATGCCTTATCGAAGAAATTCCGAATGCCACTTCGCTCAAACCCTTCAAAAAATGGCCTCGACTTTTCTCTCTGGTGAGGAAGCTTGTTTTGCCCATCTTTAAGCTGGGTCGGATTTCTACCAGTGAAGAGATAGAAGAAAATCCCGACGACCAAAGTGAGATCGGAAACCGGACTGCACTTGTCCAAACTGCCTCCATTCAACTCGGGCAGCGACAGAAATCTGTTGCCGAGTTCGTCGCCTTCTCGGGTAAGCGGCGACTGTGCATCACGGCTGTGGTCGAAGGAGATACCAAAGTCGACTAACACGGGAGACGGTACATCACCATCCTGCATGATAATGTTTTCCGGTTTGATGTCCCTGTGCAGAATTTCGGCTGCATGCGCCTGAGCGACCGTATCCAGAAGCTGCAGAGTGGTCGTAATCGCCAGATCAAGGCTGACCTTTTGGACCCGATTGCGCCATTGGCGCATGTTGTCGCCTTCGATGAATTCGGTCGCGATGTACAGCGTGATGTTCTTGTCCTTATGGCGATCCGTATTAGTCTCAATCAGGCTTGGTACTTCAAGCCCCGCCAGAGATCTGTAAGCCAGAGCCTCCCTATAAAATCTTTCGCGTCGCTCACTGTTCTTCCGGCTCTTCTCCTGGATGACTTTTATGAAAGCAATTTTCTGATCACTCTTGCGAATAACCTTGTAACCAACACCCTGCCCACCTTCTCCAGCTCCTTTAAGAGTATCCCAGCGTTCCTCGAACGAAGCAGCCTTGACCCATATTTCATTCGGTGACTCTACCTTCACGTTCCTTGCTCCTGGCTTCCCCATTTGGGGTTATCTTACTCGATGAGTCGGCTTTGTATGGAGTTGTAGGGCCAGTTCAGTATCAGGTGGCCGGCTCTTGATTTCAGGCGTAGAAAGCGTCTTCGCACTAACTCTGAATCTCCATGCTCCGTGTTGCCTTCTGCTTCGCTTAACAGCATCGGCATCCCGGATTTCTGATTTGCGGCTCAATGGCTGGCCCATCGGTTTCCCGTGTCAACGCTTCACCCTGCACCTCACAGTGCAACATGCATGACTCGAGGGTTGGTTGATTCGCCATTTCTTACCAGTATCGAACTTTCATCGATTATCTTCCGCCAGCTTTAACTGGCACACATCGCCTCTGCCATATTTGTACCGACAAAGCCCTGATTTTTCAGGGCTTTGTCGTTTCTGAGGTTTCGCGACGATTTCCTGGCTGGACATGTGTTCCAGAACTATTTTGGAAGTGTTCCAGAACTCACCCGCTTTTTCCCTCCCCCGACGTCCAGCCGACCGCTCACTTTCCCACTTGTGCGTCACCACGTTGCGGCTGCTACGCTCACCTCTCCACGGAGGATTCGCGATGCCAAATTCAGACCTGCTCCCTTCCCTGCTTTCCAAACTCAACGAAAACCAACTCGCCCTCGAAGCTGCCATCATGGAGCTCACGCTTTGGGTTGAGCAGCGCGGCGCTGCCGATGTCGCCGATAATGTGCGCAGCGCCTTGGTCGCCATCGACCGCAACGAGGAGTTCATCAAGATGACACTCCCGGTACTGATGACACCGGAATGATGGCAAACAGGCAATCGCCAGAAGCTGCCCCTCAAATGCACATCAAACAACTATTACCATTCCTTCACTAGGGCTGGCATCACCAAACCCCAGCCAATGGCGTATGGCGGTTAATGCAGTCTGTTAGGTAGGTCAATCATATCGGAGATCTCCCTCTCAGCTCCTCGCCGTAGCTATCGGCAAATAGCTATATGACTGCGCATGACAGCATTCGACAACTCCACCCTATATCACCCCTGGATATGTGAACTTAGTCGCAACCAACTAAGATGAAATGCCAAGATAAGGCCAAGCCAAGTAACAACTTTTTTAAAAATGGAACATATTATGAGATACATATCGATGGCACTTCTATTATTTCAGTCAATTGCATGCGCGCAGGAAGCCAGCCCAGCACATCCCAAAATCACGGAGACCGTGGATAGAGATGCGCGCATAGTGTTTTCAGAGCTTCGTTATAACTAAAGCGAGGACAGGAGATCAACTGCTGTAAAAAGGGATCATGCACAGCCGAGGGCAGACGAGTACTTTTGCAGATATAGGATACGCCATCAAGCCGCAATGGAAAATACAGCTTACCAAGTAAGTAAAAAAGTTTAAAAGGGGCTGAATATTATGTAGCAGTTGCTAGACCTGACGGACCAGGAAGAATAAAATTAGTATCGATACCCGTTACGTTAAGAAAAATTATTTCGGCGAATTAAACGAACAGAAGGTCACGGAGATATGTGAAAGCTCTGGCTGGTCAATGAAATACGTAAATCGCGCGGGAAAGCTCCCCCCTTCCTCAGGAACTGAAAAAGAATGTCGAAGCGGTGTTTTATACTGCCGCATTCCCGATGAAACTTACCATGCATGCGGAAAGTGTGCTGACTAGAAAAAACGTCTACGATGTGCGCAGCTAGACATTGGCTGCGCATGAAGCGAACCTACGGTTCACAAACCGTAAGTTAATTTCAATGAAAATAACTCTCCTTTCTGAACTATCCCAACTATTCCGCCTCTGTGATCTGATATAAAGTGCCCCACGCGGTCTCTCCAGCCGTTTTAGACTGCAACGGTCCGCCGTACATATGAGCTCGATATTCTTTATCTGGAGGGACTTTGAAATAAGAATACTCTCCATCCTGGCCTACATAAGTGAAAATAGCAGCGCTATATCTTTGATCAGTAATATCCCACATTCGCCAAGTTCCATCTCCCTGCGGATCCAATCTTTTGTTGTTGGCATTTGCGCCTGTGGCTTTGGTTTCTATTTTCGATAGAGTCACTTCAACAGGAAGAAGGCAGGCTGACGATAGCCAACGCCGCGGATTAGCCTCTGCCCCGACCTGAACTTCGTAACCCCGCAACTCCAACATCAATGGTTTTTCACCTGTGACTGGCGCCTTAAAAGAAATAATAGAGGCGAAGGCGCCTCCTTCTGTTACGAAATCATAAAATCTATCTATATTTTTTAGCTCAGCTTCCGCATTTCCCTTTAGCCAATTTATGAGGGAACCAGAAGCCAATTTTAGAGCGCCCGTAAGGTTGTTAATTTTCCCTGCGGCGCTAAGTAATATTTTAGCTGCCTCGGGACTTGTCCGCAGTGAGTCGAGATCGGATCGCAGCGACTTTAGTTCTGACGATGATAATTGGCGTGAATTTTTCACTTGATCTGCAGGTATTGCTATTATCTTGTTAATTGAGGACTTGGGAATGACAAGATATTGCCCACCAGATCTATTTATCTTTCTTGTGAAGGCAGATGGGTTTCCCGCCACTGGCGACTCAAACTCACATTTGCGCGTTTCCTTTTCATACCAGCCAATTTCTTGCGCATCGGCGCTTGAGATCAACATTAAAAATGGCGCGAGGCCTAAAGCTCCGACTGTGAGACTACGCTTAATTTTTTTTGACATTACCAAAGTCTCCGACTGAGCCACCTTGCCATCTTGAAGCTCCTCCAAGTCACTGCACACAAACTAAGAAAAACTCGCACCAACGAATCCGCATAACAACAAACACATAGAGCAGCATTGATCTTTTTACTTATCGCCGACAGCCATAAGAGATCACTATGTTTGGTTTGGAAAATCTATTATCTATCAAGGATAACAGTCCACCGTTTGGCAATCATCGCATCCATTTTCAGAGAAGAAGCAGCACGTTCTGTCATTACCTTGACATGGGCCGCAATAGCACATCCCTTCCCGCTCCATGGAGATATTGGCTAAAGTTACATTTCCTCCCTTGATTTTTGCCAAATCAGCAGCAGTTGCCTTTTCCCATCCCATTTGAATGGCTTCTTCTAAATTCCTTGGCTTGCTCATTTCTTTTCTCCTAGCGTGGATAAATATTTGTGTGACTCGCCAATGAAACATTTTTTTGTGAGTTATTTTCCTTTCGGTAGGGAGGCATGCTTGATTTTAGACAAGTACAAAATATGGAAAATTGCAAGGCTTGGTTACGGAAAATTCACCTCGTTTGAAACTTCCCCTCGCCTCGCCGGCAGAGCGTGTTGGTAGCGTCTTGGAGTAAGTGCTGAATTGCCGGAACCCAGCAGATTTGGTCCTTCAGAGCGATGCAGTCGAAAAGACTACATAACGTGGGTTGATTTTATCCCTTTAACTTCAGTGCAAAACTTCCCTTACATATGCTTGACACGCTGCCAGCGCAATCAATCCACGATCACCGGCATCAGTGATGCTGATAATTCGCTGAGCATGCGCCGGGGCAAGTTCGGCTCTTGTGCCTCCATGAACAACACCGCCGGTGCTGGCAAAGTCTGACACCCCCGACATCACCGGCGCGGCCAGGGCCGGTGGCGAGTAGGACTGACACCCGGACATTAGCAGTGGCAAGGCTATCAGACAGGCATTGTTGAGCGTTCTTCGCATCGGATAATTCCTTGTGATGGGTTTCATCGTTGACCTTCAGCCGGCTCTCCAAGGCGGCGCTCTTGCCCAGTTCGATCGCCAGCGAGGCCAAGGCTGTTGACGCCGATGCCGAATTGACCCACGTGCCGATATAAGACTAACCCACCTCAAAATCGGTACTAATCTCGAACAGGCAACGGTGCAAGGAATCAGGCTGGGTCAGTGAATCTCGGCAACCAGGTCAATTTGGCGTCGGCATCCACAATTTGAGTCTCTTCGACGTCGGCTGATCCGGCTCCATGCCGGTCACCCGCAATACCCCATATCAACGAATCACGCCAGCCGGCGAGGATCTCGCATGAATACGTACCGACACACGTTCGCAGCCGTCTGCCCGTCCGACGGCGAAACCATTGTTTATCGGCTTGAGTTGAGGTCCTTGTCGATGATCCATGTCGAGCACATCCGGGCAGCTACCGCGCTGATCAAAAAGGGATGGCACGAGCAGATCGTTGATCGACTGGCTGAATCCCTGGGCGGCGATCAAACCATCATCGCCACGCACCAGGGCGTCGAGATCGAAACAGTGAGGCTTAGTGGATGATTGCATACCACGGCACGCCGGTCGCTGGCACCCGCCAGGACGGCGCCCGGTCCTTGCCGGCCGGCATGCCCTGGTGCCGTTCCCGCGTCAGGACGATATTGGCATCGTTGCCGATGTCTGCCAGTCGTTCGTGTTCGACAACGGCGCGTTTTCGGTTTGGAAGAAAGGCGGCAAGCTGGATGTTGATGGCTACACCGCATGGGTTGAGCAATGGCACCGGCATCCCGCTTTAGACTGGGCGCTGATCCCGGATGTCATTGACGGCGACGAGTCGGCCAACGAACCGCTTCTGGAAGCCTGGCCCACAGAGTTACGCGGCGTGCCGGTCTGGCACCTGCATGAGTCACTGGATAGACTGCAACGCCTGGCCGTCGATTGGCCGCCAGTGGCCATCGGCAGCTCGGGCTAATGGGCACACCCGGGAACGGCCGCCTGGTGGAAGCGCATGGGTTCGGCGATGGATGCAATCTGCGATGACCAAGGCAGGCCAGCATGCCGCCTCCACGGACTCAGGATGCTCGAACCTGCGACATTCCAGAATCTGCCCTTCGCGTCAGCCGACAGCACAAACGCCGCGGTGAACGGCGGAAGCATCAGCCGGTTCGGTATGTACGTACCACCTACTGCGGGACAACGGGCTTGTGTCATCGCAGACAGAATCGAAGCACACAACAGTTCATCGATTTGGAGCGGGCCGCATTCGTCGACCTTCGAGTTAATATAACTAGAACGGTATACCGCGACGCACTGCAAACTTCATAGCAGGTGTCAGCAATACATCATCTATAAGCTTCGCACTACGCTTTAGCATCTCAGCTGACACCTTACTGAAGCTCATGTATTCCATACTGGCTTCTTGAATGCTGTCTATAGCAAATTTCTTTCCGTCGAATTGCGCCAAAAAATATCTATTAATTTTAGTGCCATTCGCCAGCAGAAGATCAAAAACAACAGCCCCCTTAACCGATTGCCTATCCAGCTCTTGAGAAATTTCTTCAAGACACTCAAAAGGGCTATGGTAATTGGCCGCCAAAATAAAAGCTGATACTCCCAAGCTATTAGGAAGCTCAGTACTTACCAAATAGTCAGATTTCATTTCATGAGCCTCTTAGAAGCCGCCTCGATTAATTCAAAAACTTTGCTAACTATAGCTTTTGCTGTCGAAAAATCCAGAATTCTACTGGTAGTGCTTGGTGCGTCCATATGAGCGGTTCGATGACGCTCCGCGCTATAGTAAGCATAGCATTCGTCTATCGCCTCAGCGAGCGCTACGCCACCATTTGCAGTGACGTGAGTTGCTTGATCCTTTCCCAACTTACCATCCCGAAAATAGTCACCAAAAGTAGACTGCTTAGCCGGCTGGAGGTTCCCTCGGATCAACAGATCCTTAACGAACCCTTCTAAACCGCGCAATGCAGGAAGAGCTACACATGAGTAGTCTTCTACAGGCAGTTCGATTTTCGCGAGCGCGAAAGCAGAGCTAAGTTGAATTCTTACTGCATCCGATATGAAACCGTGCGCAGCGGGAAGAACCGCTAAAAGCCCATCTTTAACTTGTTGAACAGTTAATTCTACAGCGTAAATTTTTGACTGTGCTTTAATAACATCATCAAGCGAAAGAACCGAGCCAAGATAGTCACTAACAATCGCTGCGAGCTGCCTATACTTCCCCTGAAACTGAAGCGTACCCGAGTTATAATGCTTGATGACTAAGCTATCACCCAGAGAACCTACAACCCTGTACATCTTACACAGGGCGCCACCGTCGACCTCACTAACTTGGGCCCCCGCCTCCACCAGAAAGTCTAGAATAGGTACAACATGTTCTGATGGAAAGCGTGGTAAAGACACATTCAAACTTGCCGGGGTAGGCGTAACACACTCCTCGATGATTTTATTCGCGAAGTGTTCAAATGTATCCGGACAATGACCCGCAGCCTTCCCCAAGGAAAAAACTCCTCCCGATACGGGAAAGATCTTCATAAGAAAAACGTTATCTTTAACATGAAACCGAAGATGCTGTTCTTTATCGTTCTTTTTTTCGAGAACAGGATTAGTCCCACCATGCCGCTCAATACATGGAGCGATACTATCAAAGTTAAGATTTAGGTCTTTGTACTTCTTAGCTTCGGACTTACTCATTTCTTAAATATTCCATCCATAGGAACGCAGATACTACTCGATTCAAATGATGGCGAAAAGCCTCCGCCATTTATTGGTGCTACCCACTCGTCAGATTTCTCCCTAGGCATTGATAGCTCAATTTGGCTTTTTTGCAACAACGAGTCGATCCACCCTCTAAACAAACAATACTGCCGAACCACATTTGTTCGCCACCCC